ATCATTAGTCCTGTCTTTTCAAACCACTTCCAAGAGGAGATGTCATCATTAGTTATCGCGCCTGATTCTCTTAGAGCTACTAAGGAGGCGATAAGATTGACGAAAGTCCCTAGCTCAGAAGTATGTTTTACTCCTGAGGGAAGTGAGAATGCGCCCTTGGGTTTTAAAAACAACCCAGGTGATCTGTCTACTCCTCCCGCTCTATTAAAATCGGGTATTATTACGCCTAGTTCCGAGTTGTAGTCGGCAGCAGCTAGAGAAAACTTCGGGATACCAGATACGACACCAGATGTCATTTCAGAAACTAGGTTTCTGAAACCAGCCGATACTGTAGTGTCGTAAGCCGAGAAATCAGACTCTGTTAGGAGCCATCCTTTTGCTAGTTTTTCTTTGTAAAAGGTTAACATCTTTGAGACGCTAGCCTCATCATGCCATAACCCTTGAATTTGCTTCCTTATGAATTTCATGCATAATTGAGCCGGCAACACAGCAGTGTTGTAGTAATAAGAAGCCATGTATACCTTCCTTATCTTGGCGAGGTTACTCACTTCTTTGCTCGAGTATAATCCTGAAGGTGACTCACTCCATACTCTAAAAGGCTTTTTATTGGGGCCGAAACGACGCGACAACGCAAACGCTATCTGCACATCAGGTTCAAGTCCTAAAGTACGTCTCACGGTCTCGGCGATTCTAGCACTTTGCCACCCGTTGTTTCCTACGGTATCAGATAAATTACTAGCAGAGAAAGCGTCTCTGTACAGATTCGCCGTTTCTAGCTTTTTCATCCCACCTTCGTCAGGAGAGAACAGAGGTCCACCCGTATTGGTATCCATTCTGTCAATGAGGTTATCTTTCTCGATGTTCTTCATCACGAAAGGATACGATATCCTCTTATTCAATGTCAGCAATTTAACTACATCCCGTGCTTCTTTAAGCACGGGAGCAGTCGAACCGGGCGTAACATCAACATACCAGTAGGGCACTTTGATTCTTTGTACGCATAATTTTCTTAGAACTCCTAACTCAGATGATAGAGACTCCCTAAATGGTGACTTATTATCTTTTAGTGCTTCTAATTTTTCTAAATGTTGCGATAATTGCTTCATCGTCTTTTCTATCCCAGGGAAGGTCGCTCCCCTGCCTAGCAGACGTGCGTCTCTTACGGGGTTGTAACTCACTGTTACTGGAGTATGTCCTTCTAACCCGGAATCCCTTCTAAGAAAGTTGAAGTCTTCGTTCACTTCAGTGATTTCGTAGTCTTTCTTTAGTAAGTCGATTGCGTCGACTCTCGTTGTATTCTTCAACGAAGGTATGCCGTCTATGTGCAGCCTTCTCTTTTCATTTACTACTTTATCTATAATATTCATGATTGCCCTTTTCTTATTAGTTAGTCTTTTTGGTTCGAGAAGAGAAGGAGGGGTGGCCCCCTCCTTTTCTTATATCGAACATGTTGTTAGTGAGAGAGTATTATTATACTCTTTCCCTTTTATCCACGCTTGCCGACTCCTCAGCAGCACCTTCCAATGAGACAGATGTCTGGGTGACAGCTTCCTCAATATCGGTTACCACTTCTTTTCTTTCGGCTTTAGCTTCCGACAAAAGGTCATGCATCGATAAGTCTAATTCTGCCATATCAATGCCTTTCTCTTGTATACTCAATACGCTGGCCAAGCTGGTGTGCTTAGTAGCTAAATGAGGTTTCAAACCTGCCCAGTTAGTTTGTTTCACTAGGTCAACGCTTTTCCCCATTACATCTTGAGTGCCTTTTCCGAATATGCTGATCGTGGCGGTGTCGAAAACCATTCCGCCTTTGTAAGCTCTTTTCGGATTAGAAGAGAGATCCATATGCTCATCGTGAGATCTAAAGAAGTGCGTATAAGCTGGTACTTCTACGTATCCGCTTACGTTGTTATAACATGCCTTTCCTATTGATTTCGATCCTTGTGAGCTCCATTCGTTTATAAGACGTCCGTCTACAGACTGAGAAACCAGTTTCTTATCAGAAAAATGGATTCTAGTGACAGGGAAAGCAATATATCGGTTGCCGTCATCTAATACGTAAGCTGACCCGACAATTGCTCCACCTTTACCACCAACTATATCTATTTTCCCACTGGTGGCGTCTTTCTCGGCAATCGCTTGAACCTTATCATGGGAGGTTTTGTTCCAATCCACAATAGCGGTAGACGTGCTGGCGTAGACATCCCACTCCATTCCTTGTGGAGAGCCCCATCCTCTAAGATTAGAGGTACTAGCGTTGTAGTTATCATCTAATTCAGCGATAACCATGGCACCTGACAGTAGAGAGAGGTAATCCTTCCCTATTATGGGAGCGTGAATCAGCTCCAATAAGTGTCTTAACGGTAATCCGGTCATAAACGTGACCGTTCTGTTAACATCAAGTTCTCCAGGTGTAGCTACAATGGTTCCGCCAGCGTAATTAGCTGGTACCAAACCACGTCTCTTCTCCTGTCCAGAGACCTCTTTCGCTAGCAAATCAGCTGATCTCACGTCGTAATTGGCAACAAACCTGTTACCTTGACCTTTACCTGCTACTGCTCCTATTGCTTCTACGAGGTCACTAGTTTTGGCAACTACTGGCTTGTTTAAGCTGTTAGAGAGGTCAGCAATCACTTCAGAACTTAGCGCGACAGAATTCATCACAATCTTTCGTGATGATACGTCGCCCCTTATTGCTAAGGTGAAAGCGTGACTCCACGCAGGCATAGAGCTCACGTTACCTAATGATACTTTCGGTCTTAATGCTGCGCTGGCTTTAGGGTCTACTTCTGTGAAGTACCCCTGAATTGCCGTCATCGTAGCATCTATCCCTTTCTCGGTTAATCCGGTGGATACCGCGATCATAGGTCCTATGGCTAATGCAGTCGTAGGTCTCATGTGCTCACTAATAGGAACAGAAAGTAACATAGAGTACAATTCATCAGGAACATCTCCTATCGTTCGAGAAGAGAATGATTCCATGCTGCTCTCTAGATTCGTTAATTGTCCCATGGATGATTTCACTCTTCCTTTTACTTGGTCGAACTCTACTTGAGAGGAGAAAAGTACGTCAGGGATGAATCCTGATAGCAGTCCTTTCAATCCTGAATGAACGCAATCCAACTGTGTGACTACGTCATTAGCCCATCCCTCAGTATCAAAGATATCGTAAGGTATGAACATTTTAGATCTCATGTCTTCAAGCTGGACTTGGCTTGGAGTGGCGATCAAACCACCTGCCATTTCAGCCACATGGTCAGCTGTCGCTTTCGTTAGACTAGCAACTGCCATCCAACCAAGTCGTGCTGATGATGTTAAGAATGCGTGGAGCTGCTCCAAGCCTCTTATTCTGAATTGAATTCCAGACGGTGCGTTAAGGGATAAATCCCCTTCAAAGATAGCACTGTTTATTTGATCTGGATCCGAAAGCACCGATACGTAATGTGCGATTATCAATGAGGTAACATACCCATCGAAAGGGTGACCCTTATCGTCCTCGTCGGAATTTTTCGCAGCGGCATTAACTTGACCACCTACGTAGTTTCCGTGACCGTCACTGCTTGTCATCGCTCCATAAAGCTCTTTGTAGATAGAATCACTCGTGAGCATCCAAGTTTCTTTGGAACTCTTAGGTGACGTTATCAGTTGAGCTATTGAATCTGAACTCATCGCAAAAGCTTCAGTTGATGATGACCCAGGTTTCATATTGTGCTGAGCCATGCTGACCTGTTCAATGGCAGCTACTAAAGGTGCGCTGTTTGCCATGAAATCTGTCAATTTTGCGTCTTGTAGAGATCTCAAAACGTCCAAAGCAACTTTGGTTCCGTTAGCCAAACCTAAGAAGACTTCTCCCATATTCGCAGCAATTTCACTGGATGAAGGAGTCCCTTGCCCGGCGGGATCGTTTAGGATACCATCTTGCAATTTACTTCTTAAATGATTGTGAATCACGAACGCTATGCCACTAGGGACAGGCGTGTGAGTCAGCCTTGGAAGGGCGTCGATTAGTCCTAAAGATGCTGCTTCATAAAACTTCTGCCCTGATATTTTAACAAAACCCTTAGGGTTCTTCATTATTTTGTACATGCATACTCCTACTTATTTATTGTTATTTGTTTTTGTCATTCCGGTTCTTCAATAGACAGGTGTAAACCCTCGTCGATTGACGAGGGTTCTTTACACCCGCCTTTATCTTGATTAGTGAACGCTATTACAGCTCTTTCACTGTCCAAGTTTTATCGCCGTGACCGCCAGTTACAACTGGGGTGTTAGCGGATGTAGCTTCATCAGCAGCTAATACTTTAGCGGCTTGATTTGTTGCTACACTTAACGCTTGTTGAGCGCTTTTAATCGGTGCAGCTTTCGCAGCTCCGGCGGATTTAGGACTGTCACCCGGCATCAGCGCTGACGCTGCTTCCAAGGCGAGTGATCCTCCAGGGATTACAGAAGCGATACTCTTAACTAGGGGCGACTTAGCCACCTTCTTAAGAAGTTTCTTAGCCTTTTTCTTTAGCTTACTGAACCAGCCACCTTGATCTTCAGCATCTCCGTAATCGAGACTCATGAAGTTATCAAGATTCTGCATGGTTCTAGCGTTTGCTTCTTCCTGATCGCCAGATAATGGATCACCAACTTCTGAAAAAGGATCACCGAACAGGTCAGACAAAATATTGCCTCCTGTAGATCCGTCTTCAGCTGATTCTGATCCCGTGGCAGCGCCACCTTCGTCTCCAACTGGAAATGAAATTCCAGACAGAATACCAGGCAGACCCGATAAATCGGCTCTTTTCGCTAGTTCCAAGGCTTGAACGCCTAACTGATACCATTCGTAAGGTATATCAGTATCTTCGTCCCTGTCTTGTTCCACGTGCCAAGCAGCGGGTAACAATACGTTGACCCCCTTCTTGATCTGGTTCTCAATAAAATCAATTACTCCTGCGTTATCAGGGGTGTCGATTTTATCTGCTATTTCTCTGGCTAAGTCGGAATGGATCCCGAAGTTAGACTGCAAGAGATTGAAGTAATCATTCTCAGAATGTGTCTCTCTCTTGCCGTAGTGAGCAATAAGAACTATTGCTCGTACCAAAGAAGCTGCGGTATCTGCGTCGTTAGCTCTATCAACTACGCCAAACGGTGAGTTAGGCATGTATTGATTAGCTCGCGTCGCGGATACTTCGCTTACAGCTTGGGATCCTTTTCGGGACACCCAGCTTACAATTCCTGCAACCTGCTTAGGTGTGAAAACGCTTAGCAGAACTGCAGGGATACTATTTTCGTTATTATGTGCCATCGTCTCCACTCCTATCTTACTTTGTTAAGGAAACGTTTCACGCTAGGGTGATTCGCTCCAGGTATGATTACAGAACAGATTCCACCAGCAGGAAGACCACTTACTCGTACCGCAAAGTCTTTAACGGTCGTAGCACCAGTCGTCGCATCGAAATCCCACCAAGCAGGCTTAGTCGCGTCACCTGTTGCACGAGTGGCGTCAGTAACTTGAGTTCCTAATAGGTGGTTTGTGTTAGCGATAGTCGCCCAAGGCGAAATTGTTAACACTGAAGTTGAAGTCGTTTGCTTGATGATTATGTTTTGGACATCACGGTAGCTACCGTCTATCCCTAACCAGTTCATGTCCACGGTAATGATTGCTGACTCAACGGCGTCTAATTTAGACTGACCGAATTGTAAACGAATCATGGGTGGTAAGAACACTTTAGCACTACCGGTGATTAAGTCAGCAGATCCAAAACTCATTTGGAATGTAGCTGCAGAATCATCCGCTGTTACTGTTTGAAAAGGAGTTTCTAAAAACGCCTTCTCCATTAGCTGCTCTTTTGAAGCTGCGTGATAGGTAGATTTCAAGTCTAATGGTGCATCCTCGAATTTACCACCTACTAATCGTAAGAATGGGAGTTTAGTACTACGGTTGAAGCCGCCCATTTTACGTTTCGCCATTTTCTGACGCATACGGTTAGCACGAACTCCTGCTACTTTTGCAGAAACCGGAGCTCCTTCATCTTCATCAGTATCAGACTCAAAGTTCTCTTGATCGAAATCTGCAGCACTTGTAGCCATGTCTTCCGAGTAAGGCGAACCTAATTCGTCAAATATCTCATCATTGTATTCATTCATGTTTGTTTTCCTTTGCCTTTTCGGCATTATTTGTATTGGTATTACAGGTTAATGACCTAGCCGTAGCTTGTAACCTGAAAGGTTTTGTCATGAAAGGAGTCGGTCGTTCCCCTTTCATTGCAGTCGTTCGACTAAAGCTTACCTTCGATAGTGAAAGCCGCCCTTACATCTTTATTTATCTGCTTCTTCATTTTTCCTAGTACGGTTTTATCACCAGGTTCACCCTCTAAAGCGCTTTTGATCGCGTCGTTCGTCAGAGTTCGTTCAGCTGTTTTGAAGAAAGCGGTGTTAGTTTTAAGCCCCAAAACGGTGCTTTGGAACTCAGCTGCTTCGTGCGAAGAGGCGGCGCCCCTTGACACTTCTAAGAATCGATCAAGCGGACTAATCACCCCGTCATCGGTGTAACCAGAAGGAGCTTCCGAGAACAAAACTTTCTTGTCCTCCCTCTCCTCATCGTAACTCGTGAAGATACTCCCCCATTCTTTAGTTGTTGAGGGATTTCCTTCGGCGAGTCGCATCGTCCTTTTGTTATCGATCGTTTTATTTACAGCATCTTTGACTTTTTGCGTGATTGCCTGTACCATACCCTGGGCTAGAAATTTGAACTTTTCAATCCATTCTTCTCCCGTGGCGTCGTCAGGATGAATTAAGCCTTTACTCAGACCTTCTTCTCCGTATGTTGCAACCGTGTTAGCGGCTGAAGTCAACATCGTTTTCATCACGTTAACGGTCTCGGATCCCATCGCGTTTTCGCTGTGAGCCTCCTCTACATTATGTAAGTGAGCCTCCATAGCTGAGGCCATTATATGCCTCAGTTCTATCAGTAATGCGTCTTGTAACTCTAGGAGTTTGTCGTCGCCTTGAGTAGTGACGCCCGGTCGGTTGGAAGTGCTCTCTACGTGGTGTTTTATTAGTTCTTCTCCACCCCATAGCACGATCTCACCTATTAGTGCGCCCCATCCGACAGGAGTTATTACTTGACTTCCTGCCTTGACGACTCGCAATAAGGATATCAAAGGAGATCTTATTACAGCCCCAGCCGCTCCACCGATACCTACAGCAGCTCCTCCTTGTATCACGTCAGGCAGTAGACTGCCCGACCATTTTACTAGAGGTTCTCTGATCGCTGATAATTTCGGAGCGATTTGGCTGCCGGCAGTTGTTAAACTTCTGCCGGCGTTGATTACTGTTAAAGGAGAACCTTGGTCCTCCTTAGACAAGGGTGTTGAATGGTCTCCGGTAACACGGGCTAAGGCCGCTTTCGCAGTTTCGCCAACTTTACGTTTCGCTACTATCCATTTCCCTAGATCTTGTGCAAACGCCCATCCAGCTACGTTCTTCCCTTTAGGGAGTGAGTGCTGAGTGGGTTTATCTGTTTCTCTCGTCATGATAATGCCCTTTCCTTGACTTATGCTTCTTGTTGTTTGATTGGTTCAGTATCCTTGCCTCCAGCTTTGAAGATGCCTGAGATAGCCGTTTTCACGTAATCCCAGCCTGTCTTCGCGGCTTTAGCTCCCCAATCAGCAACATCAGCATTGGCCTTTTCAGAAGCACTAACAACTCCAGTACGATGTCTGTCATTGTAAATGTTCTGTAATAGCAACCAAAGGAAAGTTGGAAACCGTTGAGTGGTTAAAGCGTTAATTACAGATTGTTCGTAATAAGTGCCTTTAAATCCAGCTCTATGGTTGTATATGAACATTAGAGCTCTATCTAACTCAGGTACCTTTCCGAAAGGTAACTGTTTTAAAATAGAATCGATATTTCCTGGACTAGGAAAATGTTCAGAAGAGGCTGGCGTCTTACCCGAGGTGAAATCGTAGAATCGCTTTCCTACTGTAAGAACATCACCGGCATAATCAGCTATCATGTGGGTTTCTGATGAATAGTCACCGGGTACGAACTTCGTACCATACTGACTTTCATAAGCTTCCACTACAGATGGAATATACTGGAACACTCCAACTTCACCGCCGGGTCCTTTACCAGGGTTCATTCTTCCACCTGCTTCATACAAAGCGATGGTAGTAAGAGCGGCGTCCCATACAACAGGGTTCACCTTCGAACTATCTCTTAAACTCTCATTTAGTTTCACGATCGCTGGCAAGATTACGTTGGTACGTATTTCTTGAATGTCGTTCGTTTTCAAGGGGAAAGGGTACTGTAGGTTGTATTCAGATTGAATTCGTCCCTGTACTTTTCCTAATTTCTCATCGGTGATTCGATCAAACGCACCACCAGCTTTAAGAAATGAGCCACCCATCAATCCCTTGAAAGGGAAATTCGTAGGAGCCAACGTATTAGCCTTCTTGAATAAGTTCACCGCTTTGATGGTGGACTTGTGTGGTTTTGGTCGTCTGAATGCTCTCTTTAAACGAGATGCGTTTCTCATAGTTCTTCCTCTGTTGAGGGCAGCACTACGTCGCATGCGTCTTCGAGCAGAGGGGCTGATTCTTCTAGCACCCCAACTCTTTTTCTCTGGAACATCAGCTTTTACAACTTTTGCTGCTTTGGCTTTATCAGATGCTCTTTTGACAAAATCGAGGACGTTTACAACGCCGTCGTTATTATAATCTCCAGGTAGAGGGACAGCCTTTATTTTTGGTTGTTCACCTTTCTGAAAAGGATTAGAAGGTCGTCGACCTCTGTAACCCTTCGAAATAGCCTTATCGGCTACATTTTTGAAGTTAAATCGTTTCATTTTACTTGCTCCTATTGTTGTTTGTGTTGTTTAGGCCTCGAGGGCCAGTTAGTCTCTTACGGGGGCGTCTCTGTATGGAGCTGACACGAATTAACGTTTTCAGTCCTTTCCTTACGCCGTCACCTGATTCGAGTAGAGGGGTCTTGTTATAAGGACCTTGATTAGCGATAAAATCGCTAGAAGAGTTCTTATAAACTCGATTCCCCTTAGGAACCAAGTACTTACCCACCCCTGTCGAAACAGGTGCGGATCCTGAGTACTTACCTTGTACAAACTGTTCTCTTGGAATCAGTTGGACATGGTAATGGTCGCTCTCGATGATGGTGTATAAAACCACACCCATCCTAGAAAGCGTTTTCGTCATCGCTCCTCCCTGATCTATGACCGTGTTGGCGTCAACCGCTGCGAGGGTCATTCGTTCAGTGAAGAACCATAGTGGATCAAAGCCGTTGGCCTCAGATCCTTTTATTGCTATATCGTAAGCAGCACCTAGTTTGTGAGATCCTTGAGGCCTCACGTGAGAAGAGAGAAACCAGTTAATACTTGGTTCCACTGATCTGAGGGCTTCAAGGTGAATAGGAATAACCTTCGACGCGACGAATGTAGGAAGAGAGAGACCTTTAAAAGGATTCTTGACTTCTTGATTTCGCGAGTTCATGTTTTTCCTACTTACAATTCCTTCTCCTAGGGAGCTTTTGATTGTTGGTAGATCAACCATTCTTATCTTCATGTTACGGTGCCACGTAGTTAGGACTCAACGCGTTCACCCAGCTTTGGTATCCGGACAATTGCACGTTTAGGGCATCGTAAGTAGATGCTTGTTCAGCTCCAGTCATGGTTATCCATGGTCTTTGACAAGCATCAGGAGTCCCACTGACCACGCCAAAAAGATTGTTCTCTTTTCCGCCGGATGCTGACTGAGTAAGTCTCTGACCTACGATCACTATTCCGGAGTTCTTCTTGGTATCTCTAATTATCGAAGGAAATTCCATAGTTACGTAGTATTCCGTTCTTAAGAAACCTGTCAGTCCAAGGATGCTTGATATAGTCATGGAAGTAGATACGTCCAAATATTTGAATGATCTTATGTCGTCAAAACTAAAGGTACTGATCGCTCTCCTCATGTAATGACCGTCAGACGTGAAATCAGGTGATTCAGTTTGTGGAACGACGATACCGAGAGTCTGTGAACTCTGAGCCGCAGATGCCTGTATTCCGTATAGGCCTAGAGGTTCTGTGGTGTCAGAAGATTGCATCTCGTTTTGAAAATTGACAGCGTGCTGGACGGAGAACGTTATGCTCGGGTGCATTGGTCTTACTGCTGTAAGCTCGGGTTGTAAATAAGTGACTATGTCGACTCTAACTCTGCTAGGGGCCATAGGCACTCTGTTCACTCTAGACCAAAGGGCGTCTCGACCTGCACCTAACCCAATGAGATTCCCAACTAGCTCGCCAGGCAGTGCACCTTTTACTGCTGTGTCAGTGTATTTGCCAGGAGAAACCGCTAATACGGGGTTAAACCTGACGCCACATGAAGTGAGTTGGTCAGTATGAGGGTGAAACTCTTCAGGATCATCCCACCAAAGGTAGCTGGATGCGGCCGGTAAATCAGCTTTTACGTCGAGCGCTGATCCATCGATTCCGCACAAAGAAGAAGCTGCTATTAATACTTTATCACTTGTTGCCATTAGTTACTCCTTTGTTTACGTTGGTTGTTTCATTGAGGACGTTCCCGTGTATGAGTGCTTCCTCAACTGTAGTTCTAATACCTTTAGACTCAGCCCATCCTTCGATGACTTTCTTAGTTCCAAAGATTAAAATTAATCCATCGAACATAGAGGCTAACCCTAGTAGTATTCGTCGTCGCTTAGGTAAAGAAGAAAAGGTTAG